TTAAATGTTTTTGCCCTTTTATTATTTTTCTTCCCATAATCATCATTTATGTCTTTGTTTTTTAATAAATATATTAATTTTTCTTTTTGTTCATTTTCTGTGTTGAATATTTGCCAACTATCCTTACCAAGTAATTCAGGCATGGTTGTTCTGTTTGGAACAATTGTTGATAAACCAAAATACATACTTTCTAATATTGATATACAAAATGTTTCATGTTGTGAATTGAATGTATTACAATGACATTGTTGTATTTCATCATAATATTGTTGTTTGGTAGGTAAATCCTTAATCATTACATAAGGTTTTTCATTGATTGTGTTTATTCTATCCCCACCTGCTTTTGTTACCAATACATTAAAATCATATTTTTCCTTGTATAATTGGTCAAATATTTCAAATGTAGTTCGCCAATTTTTATAATCTTGGAATCTATGATTGAATAAAAAAGTAAATTTATCAAATTTAGGTCGTTTTTTATATTTATAATTTTTATCAAAAAAGCCAAACCTTAATATTTTCCTTTTCTCTGATATTGTTTTTTCCATATTAGGTATATATTCTCTGATATTATCTAATGTCATGTTCCAACAATGGTCTGAATTGAATAAATTTAAATCAGCAACATTATCTCCTACTAATTGCATATACACAAAATGCAAATTGTTTTCTAATGGATAAGGTAATGATTTATGTATTATATAATGATGTTGATTTATTAAAGTTGGTACCATGTGGTAATTTGAAGTAAAATATTTTAATTGTGGTGCTAATTCTGGAACTTGATTCCAAATCAGGTAAGGTCCAAAATGGTCATAAATCTTTTTAATAAAAAATGTATCAAAATGAATATTATTTTGTTTTTTGCCTTGTGGTATATTTAAAGGTATTCTTAATATATTTGGTAATTTAAAAAAACCATCATCATAATATCTAAAACCTGTTGATGCAGGAAATGGCATTATAAATGAATAATCAGGATATTTTTCGTTAAATTTTGTTATGACCTCTGATAAAAATACATAATTACTATCTGAATTAATAGTTTGAACTGACCACATTGGATTAACAAAAATAATCATGTTATGAACCTTGATTTGATAATAATAACTTTTCTAATGCTTGTTCATTTGTTTCAACATCATCACTTTTATGTATATAATTATTTAATAATTCCACAATTTCTTGATATTTTTCTAATTCATCAAACACAAAAACAAGAGATTTTGAATATTTATCTTGGTCATCTACTAAATCATTAAATTTTAAATCTTCATTTTGGTCAAATGATAACATATTGTCTAATTCTGTTTGTTCAAACCCTGTTAATTTTAAATCAAATTCTAAACCCATTAAATCTTTTAATTCTTGAGTTAATAAAAAATAATCCCATTCACTATCTTCATTTAATCTATTATCGGCTATTCGTAATGCTTTTACTTTTTCTTCAGGTAAATCTGCCATAACAACTGGCACTTGTTTTAATTTTAATTTCTCTGATGCCATTAACCTTGTATGTCCTATAATGACATTTAAATCTTTATCAACAACAATTGGTTGTTGGAATCCATAAGTGTCTATTGATTTAGCCACTTTATCCACATTTTGATTTTTTCGTGGATTTGTTACAAAAGGTTTTAATAATTCTGTTTTCATCATTTCAATTTTCATATTAATTCTCCTCGTAACACCTTGTTCTATAATTAAAAATAAATTCTCTTTGTCCTATTTCACCATATACACCTTGTTCTCTTATTTTCCTTGTAATGATTTTTGTTTTATTTTCTTCAAAATCTCTGTGTATGACTAAACCCACATCAGACATATTTGCCCAATGTGCTGAACCACTAACTTGGTATAAATCAGGTGGTGGAATAATACCTGCATCATTTCGGTATAATTTATGTGGGTGTGCTACCATCCAAACGACAATTTGATGATTCCTCGCAAATTGTTGGCATTTTGCTATAATGTCTCTTATGTGTTCATCTTCTCTTTTATTATAATCTCTATCAGGACTAATTTGATTAAATGGGTCAATGACCAAACCATTGATTCCATATCTTTGTTTTGCTGATTTTGCCTTTGTCAATATGTATTCAATATTTGGTATTTCTTCGCTTGATTCTAAGAATTTAAAATGTTGGTCAAGAAAATCCATTCCTGCATTTAATTCGTTTTGTGTAATTCTCTCATAAACACCAATGTCAAATGGTTTTCTACATTTTTTTTCTAATAATCTTCTTATATGGTTTGGTGTTGAATGTTCTGGGGAATAAATTAAAAACTTCCAATGTTGATTTTCTGCTAAATTCATTAATATTTGGTCTAAAAAATTACTTTTGCCATGATTAGGTATTCCAGTAATTAAATTAAATGTTGATGGCATAACCTTATATATTTCATCTAATTTCGTGTAACCAGTTGAAATTGCTTTTTGCACATTACCTTCATAAATGTTTTGTATTGTTGATTTATAAGAAATAGGCGAATGTAAATCTTTTATTGGAAATTCTTTTGCATTGTATATACATTTTGT